ACCTGAAAGGGGTTCAGGGATTTTATTGGGGAAATGCTATCAAGTATCTATGTAGATTCCAGAAGAAGAACGGGCTTGAAGATCTAGATAAAGCTAAGAAATATCTTGAATGGCTTATTGAGGATTTGAAGACCAGCAATGAACAGGGGTGACAGCATGAGAGATTACACGAGAAATCAGATGGATCACTTTCGTCAACAATTGCAATTACTGATTCTTGGTAAAGGATTGACACGCAAAGAACTCTCAAGAAAATTGAATAGAAATCAGAACACAATTCAGCAGTGGATCACAAACAAAAATATAAAACCAGCTCATGTTCATGAATTGTGTAAGTTCTTCAATATTGATGAAAAGGCATTGATGGGAGATCCAGAAGAATTGACAGATTATAGATTCTTTGATCAAGGGAAGTACATCTGTACAGCTCCACTAAAAGAATTGAGCAAAATCACAGGAAAAGATGTCTCACTCCTCAAGTATTATATACACTTAAATGAACGAGGAAGAGAAGCTGGTCAGTTTAGGCTAGAAAGGGTAATTGAAGATGAAAAGTAAAATCAATTGGCTGATCATCAACTTGATCTCGTTGGCAGTTATTTCACTGGTCATTGCTATCAATCTAAATTCTAGATTAGTTGATCAAGAGAACAAGATCAAAGATATGGAATGGACGATTCAGGAACATGAATTGAGCATCCAGAGATTAGCTGAACAGAATACTGCACAAGATACAATCTTGAATAAATTAAATCAAGAATATCAAATGCAGGAACGCAAGAAAGCAGAAGCGCTCAAGGAAGCTGCTGAAATGAATAATGTCGGAGGATAATAATGATTAACAATGTGACTCTTATTGGTCGGTTGACCAGAGATGCAGAACTACGCTACACACCCAACAACATTGCAACTGCTCAATTCAACATTGCATGCAATCGGAATTTCAAGAATGCAAATGATGAGTATGATGCAGATTTCATCAATTGTGTGATGTGGCGAGAACAAGCAGAACGCTTCTGTAATTGGACAAGAAAAGGAATGCTTGTGGGAATTGTTGGACGAATCCAAACAAGAAGTTACGAGAACCAGCAAGGACAACGTATATATGTGACTGAAGTTGTCGCAGAAAGTTTCCAAATTCTTGAAAAGCGTGACAATACCGCAAATCAAAACAGCATGACGGAACAGATGCCACCAAGCTTTGCAAGCCCAATGGACATCACAGATGACAAATTACCATTCTAAGAAAATCAAATATTGAAGAGGAGGATTTATAAAATGGATGATTGGACTAGAGTTTTATTGTATGGAACTTTTGACGGGTTTACTTATTCAACAGATGATTCACTAAGAATCACTGTGGTTTTGGATGGTGGCGAAAAAGTAGAAGTACCGGAAGAGTGCGTTGTAAGCGCAGATGAAATGGTCAATAAATATAAAATTAAACTAAAAGATGTCATCGAACGAATTGAAAACTTTGATCTTGGAACTAAAGCAGTATGGATCAATGAAATTTTGAATAAACTTGGAAGTGATTATGGGCTTCATAAATATTATGCAGGGTATAAACAAGGGAAGTTCGATGGTTCTATGGAACGTGAGGAAGTCACAGTACCGCAGTTTGTGGCGGATTTTATCACAGAACAGAAAAAGCTAGGTCATACACTATCCTACTCAATAGATGCATGCATGTCTGATAGAGTTGCAGAATGGTATTGGGATAACTCTGAGTTATTTGCCCGTGCATGGATTGATGGATATGAGGTTGAGAAAAAGCGGTATTTAGTGAAGATTAAAGGAGTCGGAGATGTGTCTTTCCTTAATCACGATTTACAAAGTGATTCGTGGTTAATCAATAACGGAGATAATGGCAAACTTTTTAAAACACACCACACCCGCAAAGAATTGGAAAAAGCCGGATTCGGTTGGGTGTTTGAATGTCCGGGTGTTGAGATTGAGGAGGTGGAATAATGGGTTTTATTAGTTGGTTAACTTTATTATTAATAGCGTTGAAATTGTTAGGTGCAATATCTTGGAGCTGGTTCTATGTCTTTCTACCTGCAATAGCTGATCTAGTAATTTCTTTCTTGATTTTAGTGGTAGCTAAATTTATATTGGATAAGTAGGATTTGTTATGGAATTTCAAAATTTTATTTATTTGTTGTTAGCTTTTGCTTGGTTCGCTGGCTTCCTATGGGCCTTCAGTATAGTAATAAAATGCAGGAGAAAGAAATGAAGACGTATGTTGTAAGAAGATATCACGGTCATTCAAGTTGGATTGATCCTAAACATTTAGCTGAATACACTGAAGCTGAATTTGAAACAAGACATGAAGCACTTGCTCATTGTGAGAAATTAAAAGGAAAAGGGATAGTAGAAATCTATCAAAAAGAGGTTACTGAATGAAAAAATTAAACAACAGAGAATTGTTTAACCTTGATCAAGAATTATTCAATTTTCGTGGAATTGACCGGGCAATCTGGACACGAAAAGCAGAATTGATGGCAAAGAACGGTGATGATCTTGTTGGTGGTGGGAAGTCTGGTATCAGCAAGCCCACAGAAAACACAGTGATGAAATTCGCTACTGATGTGACTCTGAAGAATCTTGAGCTGTTCAAAGAAACTGTTGAATCCTTCAAAAAGCAACTGACAGGAGAGCAGCTTGATATTTTCTATCTAAGATGGGGTCAAGCAAATCTTGACTGGGAAGAAATCGCAGAAAAGCAATTTGTCAGCAACGCTACAATTTACCGCAAGCGTGCTGGCATCTTGGAAACGTATGCCAGAATGAAAGGTGTACTCTAAATTGAGAATATAAGATATTGTATTCTCACATGAAATAAAATACTATAATCTTGTTCATGATAATCACATCATGGATGAGAGGGTCTCCTAATAGTGGTTAGGGAGTTAGCTCAAAAGGTTAGAGCATGCTGGCGGAAAACAGCAGATGCAGGTTCAATCCCTGCACTCCCAATTCCTTATGAAATCAATTTTAATACAGAAAGGGGGAAGCATATGGAAGAAGTCTCGCCCATTAAAGATACAGATGACATCCAAGCCATGAAAGACTATCTGAGAGAATGGAATGAAATGTATTACATGCTATTCATCACTGGTCTAAATACAGGCTTGCGTGTAGGTGACATCCTCACACTCAAAGTCAAAGATGTTCAAGGATGGCACATCAAGCTACGAGAAAGAAAGACTGGCAAACAGATTTCCCGTAGAATGACAAAAGAGTTGAAACGAGAAATGAGGAAGTATGTTGAAGGGAAGCCATTCCATCATTTCTTATTCAAGAGCAGGCAAGGAGGAAATAAGGCCATCACTCGTGAACGGGCCTACCAGATCATTCACGAGGCTGCTGAAGAATTGGGCATTGATAACGTGGGAACGCACACAATGCGCAAAACATTTGGATATAAATATTACAACAAGACAAAGGATGTTGGCACACTACAGAAGATGTTCAATCATTCATCTCCAGCTATAACACTGAGATATATTGGAATTGAGCAAGCTGAATTAGATGATGCCTTGAGAAACTTTGTTATTTAATTTTATAATTTTGACATTAACATAATGAGTTAGGCATAAGCTAGAAAAAGACAAACGAATGAAAGCCATATTCTAAAAGGATTTCAGAAATAAGGCGAGCTTAACAAAATATAAGATATGTGAAAGTGAGGGTGAAAAATGGCTACTGCAAAAAGAACAAAGGAGATGGAAGAATGAATAAACAAGAGTTGATAAAACGTATTTCGGAGCTGCCTTATTTAGAAGGTCCTATAGCAGATACAGTCACAGTAAATAGAAATTGGATATTGGGATCTATAGAACAACTAGACAAACCACAGGAAGTCCCAGTCCCGCAGTTTGTGGCGGATTATATTAAATATGCCATAGAGAATGATTGGGATTTTCAAGATTTATTTAAGCGTATAGAAGACGAAGAAGATGAAGAACTTCTGAGATGGGTTTATCACGAACGTAATCAAGAAACGCTTGCTGCCGCTTGGATCAATGGCTACACAGTTGAGAAAGAGAAACGGTATATAGTGAAGATGAGTGCAACAAAACAACCGCTATTTTATAATAATATGTACGAGAAAACATTCTTTTCTTTAGGAGATTTAGCTACTCGATTTACACGCAAACAACTTGAAGGGCTTGGATTGGGTTGGGTCTTTGATTGTGAAGGAATTGAAATTGAGGAGGTAACGGAATGAATACAAAATTTAGAGCATGGGACGAAGAAAAACAAAAAATGTTTTACAGGGTCATGGTAGGCAATTGTGATCAAAATGATGAAAACCGTAATTGCCCAGTAGTCTACTATGAGGGAAGTGGATGGAAGCACTTCGAAGATTTGAAATACATTACTCAGTCAACACGCACTTATGACAAAGAAGGCAGAGAAATATTTGTAGGGGATGTCCTTCAAATTGATTTTGTAAAAGCTATTGTCCGCTTTGGGAAGTATCGCTACTATGAAGAAAAGAAAGTACTATCTGGAAATGGTTTCTATCTTGAATGTCTAAATGTCATGGACCCAGATTGTATTTCACCTTATGAACCAGATGTATTGGATAAAGCTGAAATCATTGGGAACATTTTTGAGAACCCAACACTAGAATATCATTTTATAGGATTGAGACCGAAGGAAGTTGAGGAAAAGAAATGAACAACAGTATAACGATAAAGCAATACACAGATATTCCGTTACTAAGAAGTGCAGTAAATGAATTGAACACGGATATCAAGAATAATCCAGGTTTGAAATATGAGATTGTAGGATATTCAATTTGTAAAGATGAAACATTCTGCACAACCGTTTCAAGTATTCTTGTACATTGGGAAGGAACACCATTCCAAAAAATGTGAAAGAAGTAGAGTGATGCGATATTTAAAATTTTTATGTATTTTAATTTTCATGGTATTACTAACATCATGTCATAAGCTTTCAAGCGGAATCATTACTGATAAACATATAGAGGAACCAACAACGATATTGATGCCAATTTCATCTGGCAAGACAACAATATTAGTTCCAATGAAAACTGATAGAAAATACGTTATAACCGTTAAAGGAAAATCAGGAAACAAAAATATTGAGGAAGATTTTAAAGTAAGTAAAAAAGATTTCGAACATTTGAAGATCGGTGACAATTTCAACACAGATTGAAAATGAGAAAATAAGCTCTTGTTTTCTCACATAAAATAAAATATTATGATAGCATAGCTTCAAGTATGAGAGGGACAGCCAACCAGTTTGGTCTGTCCTTTTTGTGTGAGGAGGATTAGATGTATAACAAAATTGTCAGACCTTCTTTGAAGACAAAGAAGTGGGAGAAGTTCAGAGATAAGATTCTAAGAAAATATAATTATCTATGTCAAGAGAGTTTGAGATATGGAATATCAGAACCGGCTGAAATGGTTCATCATATTTTTCCAGTGTCCGAATATCCTGAACTAGAATTCCAAGAATGGAATTGTTT